CTTATAACGCTCGGTATGTGATGTTGTCTTGTAACACATTCCCTCGGGAGTCGAAAACAATTAGCAACCCACATGCTTTGGCAAATAGGTTCCCAGTGTTTGTCCATTGTTCATTAAAACCTGGACGCACTGCACCACCACCATCTGAAGATGGCACTATTAACCGTGATTTTGATTGGTTAAATTTACATTTATCTACAGGAAACAAGTATTACAATCGAACAGTTGAAACAGGAGTCCAGACATGTCATACATGTTTTGGACCACGTGAGTGTGTTACTATTGATATGATTGTGGAACAAATGGTCACACGATTGATTATAGCACAGAAGATGTATGAGTCTCAAGAAAAGGCATACAATCAGAATAAATATCAGACGTTCTATGATGCAGTCAGTGATATGTACCGAGGTGGTAATGTATCCACTATGGATATAGATATAGAACAATTGCCTGGTTTTCAACGGTTCCAAATACCATTGGATTTGAAAAATGATCAAAAGATATATAATTGGATGATGATTTCTAAGACTAAGAACGAGAAACAAGTTAGTGATTTCTTAGATGGAGCTGGAATAACAGTTAGGAATGGTGACATGTGTACCTTTAAATGGTTTATTGAGGCTTTGAATGTTACTGAATTAAGTGATTTTGTTTTGCTCTATCATGAATTTGGTTTTAAACCACCGACGAAGTATGAGAGTGTCATTACTGATTTCTTTAAACAGAGCTTTTGGATGGATTATCATGAAGCATTTTTATGGCATGAAGGTAGAATATATTATAATGACCATTATGCATCTGAGACCCCATTAACACAAACATACGAGGCATACGCAGAGGAACATTTCTCTATGTGGTATTATTTGAGAAGAATATTTACTGATCCATTATTCTTAGTTTATGGATTGGTATTTGTTTGCTTGGTTTTACTGGGGTTGAACGGGTTCTTTGCTATGTGCATAGTTATCAACTTTATGCGTTTGCATACATTGATTAAAACAGGAGAGGATCCAGCAAGCTCATCGAACGTTGATTGCACAGCTTTCTTTAACTCTTTGGTTGCAAAAGCTGTTGTGGCTTTTATTCTTTGGGTTATATATAAGATAGTATCTTTTCTTGTTAAGAAAACAAAGACGTGGTTCATTGATCCAATTTGGAATAAATATCCGGAAGAAAAGAAGATGTTCGCAGGAGAATTTGAAAGTTCAAGAGTTATTTTCAAGAAAAG